ACCATCTGTAATTCGAATAAGTTCGATAAATGTATCATCTAAAATTGAATCAACTGGTAGTTTAGTTAATGTTAAAAGTATTTGATAGCGATGTGCACCAGGAGCATTTTGATTTGGAACTCCATTAGCATTATCTGCTAAAGTTGTATCATCATTAGAATCTACGATATTTTCATCAACATCCAATCCAATTCTATAACTTGGTGTATTGCTATATTTTGAAATAACTAGTGTTTGATCTGTGACAAGCGCAAACTGACCCTTGATGAAGTAGATACCTCTTTGAATAGCTGCAACAGTACCTTTACCAATAACTCCTGTACCAGCTTTAATTTGAACTATTCTTTCAACACCTAAAGTAGTAGTACCTGCATCGGCAACCAATACTTCTCCAGCTACGAAAGCTTTCGTTTCTTTGTCGGTTCCAGAAGATGTGTATCTAACAAATAGAGTTATAGGATCAGTTATTAAAGGATTAGTTTCATTGGGTTCTTCAAGAGTTACAGCTGTAACTTTAGCAGTCACACCAGAAGTTTGACCAGTTATTGTAGAACCAATCAATTCTTCTACAATAGTATTAATGTCTATACCATTGGTTTCATTCTCGATCTTTATATAAGTTATATTTGTATCAACAGAAGATTGGCCGGGAATCACCATCGCGCCTTCTTTGAACAAGTGCAAACCTACACGCTCTACTTGAGTTTGTAAGTATGTTTGAAGTTGATTTAACTCTCTTACTTGTAAAGAAACGGCAGGTCTAAATAATACGCGAAGGTATCTCTTTGCCTCATCATAATCATCATAATATGGTGCTTGAGAAAAGATCTTTAATGACATATTTTAAAAGCCTTAATTTGAATTATAGTTCTAGTACTAACTTGATGTCTTCTGTTTGATTGATATTTCTAGTTACAGGAGATAAATTTTCAAGGTATACTAGTTTTCCAGACATCGGTACATATTCTGGAGCAGTGATTGAATCGATTACTGCAGTAGCAGAACCTATAGTGATAGTTTCACCTTCTTGGAAGCTAGTAAAACCCGTTGTACTGTTCTGATGAAATTTTATCAAGCTATCTACTGTATCTACACTATCTACATAAGCGATTGCTCCGCTTGTGTCACCAGTTATTTGTTGATCTGCCTCAAGAGTACCTGATAATCCGCTATATGTTATTGTAGTAAGAGCATTCAACGTTGCTGCAGAAGCCACGCTCGGGCCTGTCCACTTTGCAGCGTCTACTGTAAATGTGGTATCTGATGTGTGAGCTGTATCACACACATATGCATAGTTATTATAATAAACAACGTCACCAACTATATAAGCTGTACTTGCTTTCCAATTGCCCAATAAACGTACAGCCGATGGATCGACTTCGTGTGGATTTGCTACTAGACAAATTTGTCTGTAATCGTTATCAACTAAGAAATCGCCAGAGCCTTCATCTGCAACAAGGTTAACGTCAACGATAACATAGAAACCACCCAATTCTTCGACTGGATTTGAACCATGACCGCCCTTTGGAGAGATGATTGCTCTTGCTGTTGCTGGAGTAGTAGGAGTTCCACCGCTAAAGCTTACTGTTGCCGTTGTATATCCGCTACCAACTCTTAATGAGTGCATAGCAATTTCTGTAACTACTCCACCAGTGAGTGTAACATCTGCCGCTATGACAGAAGCACCTATACCATCACCTGTAATCGTAACAGTTGGCTTAGATGTATATCCAGAACCACCGCTAGTTATTTTAATTCTTTGAATTGCACCAGGAAGAGCAGCTTGTTGAACATCCCACTGAAGTGAATCATCATCAGTTTCTAACTTCTTAACAGCAATAAACGAAGAAGTATTAAATTTGGCCACGTCTGCACCAGACAGTGTGTACATGTATTTCCACTGATAACCGTCTGCTAAAACAGCTCCCATGTAGATAGATGAACCAGTAGGTTTGATTGATGAACCCGATGTGCCAGCTTTAATACACTTGTAAACGTTTAACTCATCAGTTACCACATAATATTGTTTTGTGCTTAATGCGCTGTCTTGATCATCGTATTCTGAATAAGTAGCACCAGAAATCCAATTGTATCTAGGAATTGCATGAGAGATGTTTGTAGAAGCTAGTTTTTTCAAAGCCAATAAATTTCTTAGTCCATCATATTCACTAGATTGAACATCTGTTGGAGTTGGAGGTAAACTATCGGTTGTCCAAGGAAATGCTCTTCCTATACCGAGATAGTAAACGTCACTAAGATTTCCAGACAACCCCTCGATCAGGGTTTTGGCATTTTGGTAACGAAATTTAGTAGTAATAATAGCAGACATGGTTTTTTAAGTCCTTTGGAATATATAGTGTATTTATATAAGTTGAGCTCAACTATAGCATTTGATCAACTATAACATCTGGTCCTGAAGTAGGATCCAGTAAATCGATTGTTCCAGTGTATGACGGACCAGCTAAATCTGCCGGTTGCAATACAAAGAATGTGGTTAATAATATCGTTGTACCGTTTTCGTATGTATCGTCTATAACGTCTCTGAGTATTACTGGTACAAAATTGGTTTTTAATCCTAAACATGGTCCTTCGATCACTACATCATCATACCTAGAAGCAAACTCTAAGCTTAAGAATTTCCATTGATCGAAATGTTTAAACGTCGGACCAAGACCAACAGCTGGTTTGGATGTTAATCCTTCTAATGCTCCTCCATAAATTGGAGTTACAACTTTACCAGACAATTCTCTATAGCTCAAAGCTAGAGACATTCTAGCTGAAACTTTATCTATAAGGATCGGTATAGTTGCATCTGAAGCTGTAACACGGCCAATCTGTACTAACTTCATCTTCAACTTTTGTTGGCTAATTGAAGGGATAGAAACTACTTTAATTTGGCCGAAAAATATAAATCCCGCTGGATGAAGGATCTTAGTTACTATGTCTTTCCACGATTCATATGATTTACTAGTTTTAATTACATATGAATAGTCTTGATAATAATAGCTATCTTGTAAGTATTTTCTATCTGATAAAAAGCCATTATTATCAGCATATCTTCCATCAACATCATTCCAATTTCCGGAAGATGGTTGTAACATATCTACACGAGGGAAATAAAGTTCTATCTGATCTTGAAATAGTATGTTAAATAAAGCTTCATATGAAGGTAATGAACCTTTTGCAAGATATAGATCGATAATCTGCTTATAAAGCTTTCTGCGATCTACCCCTTCAACAGATGGAATTGGACCTGCAACAGCAAGCTGAATATATGATAAGAATTCTTCAGCAACGTTATCGATATTCTTAATGTCGACAAGTTTATTGATAATACTACCTGGAGAATAAACTGTTGACTGTTGCCATTCAAAGTACGCTTCAAGGAATTCCATGAAACGTTCATTGGTACGAAGATGCTCAGGTATTACTTCGTGTAATACATAATACTGCGGTGTCGTAGTCCCTAACCTATCAGTTAGAACGGTATACGGCATTTTTAATTTTCTCCGTGACGAGGAGTTGTTGTATAACTTACACCAGCTGGTGTACCACCTGTAGCGATAGTATCAACTTCACCAGTCACTGTAACTTCATCCATATTGATTTTTATTAACTGATTTCTTTTCGGTGCAATATCATTGGAATTTGGAATTCCAGTAATAGTGATATAGTCTCCGCTTATAGCAGATGGATTAAATTTCTCTAATACGACTAAACCTTGATCTGCAATGATATAACCGATATCAGATACAGTAGTAATCTTGTTATTGTTTAATAACTTGTATATTTCTAGAGTGTGTGTACCGCCTTTATCAGAGTGCGGTTCAGCACTACCCAATGTTTGAGCTCTATCTTGTATATAAGATGTCACACCACCATAAGTGAATGATGTTGAAGTAATAACTTTATCATTTGAACGAGTATAATATAGCGGAGAAGAAAATTGTATCGTGTAAAGTCTTGGAGTATTTAAAACCGGAACTACACGTTTCACCATATACACTCTAATGGTACTATTCAAAATAGATGGATCACAGGCGTCAATTAATCTAGTTAATTTTGAATTTCTAAACACTCCATCAAACTGTTGTAAATCTGCAGAATTATATGAAGCAATAGTATCTGTCACCAATTGCTTTAATTCTCCAGAAGTTCTTGACGTGAGCGCAGGATTATATTTGTAAAATACTTCTAACTTAAGGTATGTGTATTCTGGATCAACGATCTCTGGAATAATAGAAACGATATTACGCGGTTTTAATATTTGATCTTTGATCTTTTGTTTTTCAACATCATCAAGAGTTTCTCCATCTTTTGGCTTAATAGAAATATAAGCTTTACCGTATTGAGGAGGATCGTTTTGTTCTCCACCCCAAACCGAGATAGATTCAACGTTAGAGTAGTTTTCTAAGATAGCAGCACGATAGTCATCCGGTGTAACAACTCTGTTTTGTGCAATATATGTTAGCGGTGCATTAAATTTAATAGAGTCATTTGATTCACGATCAGAACCAGAATCAGATTTTGAAATGGTTGATATAGTAACATTAGTGTTACCTTGAATATTTCCATTTAATGTAAATATTGTTGCTCCGTTACCTTCTTCTGCTGCAGTAGATAACCATTGAATTTCTACTACATTTCCCGCATCTAATTTTCTCGATGTTATACCATCACCAAAGTAAATCTCAAATCGTTCTGACACAGCTTCTTGTATGTAGTATGCCTTTGACTCTGCATTTACTTTTGTAAAATCTTTCGCCAATGTATAAACATCTGATATTGTAGCAGAAAGACTTTCTTTAACTTTTACCGTAATAGTTTCTCTATCACAATATAAATCTTGAATTTCGTAATATTGGTAATCATCAAAAGAATCTACCACATAAAATGTAGATTTTAAAACACCCTGATTAATCTTAACATTAGAAAACTTATACACTCCTCCAATAGGAGCTATAGTTTGTGTTTCTAATACTGTAAAGACATATTGTTTATCGTTGATAGTGGTCGTGAATTCTGTGCCTCTATCTAGTGTTAATCTAGCTGGAGCTCCAGCTGGACTATTCACTGTTATATCAATAGTAGCAAATGAAGAAGTTTTAGAACGAGGGATATAACCCAATAACTTGGCATGAGATACGATGTTCTGTCTACGATCTGCAGAGTCTAAGAATACCTCATTCACAGCCATGTTCGCATTCAATGCATTGTAATGTGTATTATATGCTAAAAGATCTATGAGCACAGCCATACCAGATCCTTCGAAGTCATAGTCAGTAAATTTACCGCCAGCTTGAAGACCTTTTAAATGATCCTTTAAATTTTCTTTTATTTGAAAGAAATCTAGTTCGGTTACATTGATCGGCATGTTATCTTGTTCTCTCTAATACAATAGTTGTTGTTGCTACTTGACCAGTAGTGATTACTTGAAATTCTAATGTGAGCCTATACGCATTCAATCCCTCGTCAAAGACAGAATCAACTTCAAGCACACGTACTCTGGGCTCAAAGTTGGCAAGTACTCTGCGGACAGCTTCTTCTATACTATGAATTGTAATATCATCTGCTGGCTCAAACAATAAACCTCTAACTCCAGATCCAATTTCAGGTTGAAATGGTCTTTCTTGGAAATTAGTCAATACCAAATTTTGTACAGACTTTTTGACAGCATCAACATCTCGAATTGGATTTAAATCTCCAGTGACTGGATTTGGCCTAAACAATAAGTCTAAGTCTGCATAGGTAGATTCTCTACCGCCAAATGTCAACTCTCGCATTGGTTGAGAGTTGGCTGGACGATTGCCTATAGGTAAGTCTGATAAGTTTTGTGATCGCATGGTTCTATTTATTATGCCGTGAATGCTTTATACGCCTTTTCGGAAAATTCTATGCGTTTTTGGTATCCGCCTACTTTTGCGGGATCAGCATTTGGTTTACCAGCATTAACAATAGCTCCACATGCACCCCAATCTTTTTTGTCAGCATAATCAGAAATGTTTTTTGTCTTAAAATACCAACAACCAGTCTCAACAGCAATATTCTTATCTTTAATAACCAAGTCTGGATCTTTAACTAAACGGTCGTCACCAAAGAAAGCCTTAGATGCTCTTAGGTAATTGTCTTTAAATGTTAATTGCTTTAAACCACGACCTCTGTACCTATAGCCATCTCCAGGTTGTGGTTCTAATAATTTACGTTCTACCATATAAATGATATTTGCAACATATTCTTTACCACGTGCAACTGCAGCTTTAGCATCATCTAATGTTGCAAAACGTTTTTGACCTGGATTTAATTGTGTGAATATGTAATTTGCGCTATAACCTAGATCTTCCTCAATCGTTTTCCACGATGTTTCTACGGTAACGTTACCAACGAATGCAGCAACTCGTTCTGGAGTGGTAATATTATATTTTGGTAACATTGTATTAAGATAATCATACCATTCACCTGCTGCAGCACCACCAGCTTTGATTAATCTTTCTTTAGTAAACGCAAATGTAAATCCAGCAGCTGGAGGAGTAGAAGGTTTAGTTTCAACTACTGGATTTTTTTTAGGAACTACAGGAGGAGTTGGTTTTACTTGAGGCTTAGTTTCATAAACTGGTGCAGGAGTTACTGCAGGAGCTCCAGGTGGAGTAGGTGTTACATCAGTTATTGGAACTTCTTTAGTAGTAACAGGATCTATTACAACTGGCACTGGTTCTTTTGTAACTGGATCTGGAATAGTCTTCTGTACTACTTCAACATTAGGTACGACAGGAACTTCTTTCTTAGTAATAGGATCAATTTTTTTCTCATTACATATATTAGCAGTTACCGATTCGATCGAAAGTTGGCTTAATTGCTCTTGTACATTTTGGAACGCAGCACCAACATTACCTAATGCATCATTCAATTGCGTAAAGATATCTTTATTACCTTGAGCATTTAATCCCACAGGTTTAGGTATTCTTGATATTATACTGTCTAAGTCTGGGACTGCAGTTCCAAATTTAGCTTTTAATTCTGCTACTTTAGCTGAATATTCTTGAGCATTTAAGTTTGGAAGATTAATAAGTTCTTCTTTTAAGTTGATAGATGGTAGTTGAGGAACATTAACTTCTTTCAACTTGTTTTTAATCGTATCAGCTATAGAACCTATATCTCCAATACCGTTTAAACCGGTAGAGATCTTTTCTTTTAAACTGTCAATTCCTGCTTTAGCTTCGTCTAAGGCAGCATTAATTCCACAAGGAGATGCCATATTTTATTCCTTAGTTTAGATTAATCTTAGCAGCGCTGACGCCGAAGTCGCCAGTCGCAGTCATATTAGTCGTAGTATCAGAAGTCCAAGAATTAGAACCAGCTGAATGTTCTGCAAAATTTCCACCAACTTCAATATTGAAATTACCTACTGTGGTAATAGTCATATTTGCATTACACTTTAGATTCCAATCTGCTTCAGAACCAAACTCTAAACCATCCTTTGACAAGAATCTTTGAGTTGAGTTTGTTGATACTGATTGTGCACCATTTGAGAATGTACTCATAGTGTCTAAGAATACATTGTCAACTTTACCTGTAACCATCAATGATGATGTACCACCAATTGTTTCAGTCTTATTACCATCGATTAATAATGTTTGATTCTTACCAACACGAGTTAAGAAATCTTCTTTAACGTTTAAGTTAAAGTTACCAACAGTCTCAATAGCATCATTCTGCGAAACCTTAGTATAGCGATTACCGTGCACTTTTAGGTTATAGTCACCCATAACTTCCATCACATAATCACCCTTTACTAATACTCGTTGATCACCTTCAATCGTAATATTTTGGGTGCCACGAATTAAGATGTTATCATCATAGACAACAATTGTGTAATTCTCGCCAGAAACTTTAGTTACTTTATCACCATCTGGGAATATCTCGTAGAATGTACCTGCAGGATGATGCTCAACAATTCGCGAGTTATTTTCAGAATCATCGATCTCACGGACGATGCCTGTTTCACTCTCAAAGGTGTGGACGAATGGATATGTTCCTCTAACTCCACGGCGTGGTTCTGGCTCTTCCCATGAGCCCCGGGACTCATCTGGGGAGTCACTTACAACCGTAGGAATATACGGTTTAGTAGCTTTTTCTATCCCCTTAATCTGCTCAGCATAGCGAGAATAATAAGACACGTGGTCTTTCCATTCATTTCTCGCAACTTTACTTACATCTGTTTCATTGTACCAACGAGGATAATTGCCATTAAAGTCTTTGAATGCATTGCGATCATTCACATTCTGAGTTGGATAACCATGTATTGAGCCAAGAATTATAGGATCTTGACAATTATCACCGTCTGCAAAGAAGCCGACGACCCACGAACCTTCTACTAAACCAGTCGGGGAAAATCCCAATCCCGAAATAGATGCAGATGTTGTAGGCATCATAGTGTGTGCCCAAGGCAAATCACTCGTTCTAATCTTTGATAAATCGTCTGTGTGTAGACCAAATATTCTTACACGCACACGACCTAATTCCTGTGGATCGTCACGATCTTCTACCACACCAGTAAACCAGTTCATGTAATTTTTCATAATTTATTTACCACCACGTTGTTTAACTTTTTTACCAAGAGAATCTCTTACTACATCCATAATGATTGTGTATTTACCATCAACCATTTTATGATGTGTATGCATTACCAAATATCTTCCAGAAATATATTCATTGCTATCCTTAGCAACGGCATATATTGATGGTCTATCGCGATCTACTTCAAATTCGATAATCTTGCCAGGATATAGATCTGTTCTTCCACGAACTACCATATTGAGAGTAGTCAATCCAAGCTGATACACATATGCATCTGCTTCTAACTTTGTAAATTCTGCTTCATTATTATAGTTGTTATATGAAGCTGTACCCCAGGCTTTTGAATTTTTATTAGCTACATAGTGCACTGAATCATATTCATTAAGAGGTTTATTTTCCACTTTAAATTCTTTGTTAATAAATGGCACTTTATCTAAGTGTGCTTTCTTATCAAAGTCTTTTAGATAATCATATTTTAAAAGTTTATAAGATCTTGTACTAATATCAACGGTGTGCATAGCAGAACCAAACGCACCACGCAGTGTATTTTTATATGTGTTTGAATAATCTCTAATGTCATATTCAATAGCTACATTATAAGACGCAGCTAATTGCGCAGCATCAGTACTAGCTGATGTACCACCTTTATGCACAAACTTATTGTATGTCTTTTGATTGAACAGAGTTGTGTAAGACTGTAAACGATGACCACCAGTAAATGTTTCATAGAAAGCAAATGGCGTTTGATTTTTATCCATTGCTTTACGTGTTAACCAATCTATGGCTTGATATGGATTCCAATTTGGAATAACTAGTTTGTAATTGCCAACGGTATCTTCTGTAACATCAACATTCTTATTTAAATAATCTTTCATGACACCTTGTACAGCATCAGAAATTTTACCAGTATATGCTTGAGATACAAGTCTCAAACTATTCATCAATTGTTCTGGCGTAATAAGTTTTAATGTGTACATCGAAGCTTGATTATTAGCACGAATATAGTTTGCTACAGAACCAACATAAAACGTTTTCCTAATCTTAGTCTTACCTTCCAATAAAACCAAATCTACTTTTTCTTGACCTAATATAGGAACAGTTTCAAGTAAGTTAGAAGCATCTGTGATACCCAATTCTACTTTAATATATGGAGATAATAGCGATTCATAGATATCAATCGATATCACCAAATCTTTTATCTCGAGCTTTTGCCCAGTGGAAGATGTTAGTTGAACTGATTCAACCGAATAATCAAATTTACCTAATGACATTATTGTGAGTCTGGATTAATTATTCTATAAAATTCGTCTACTACTTGAGTAATGTACTCAGGTCTAATGACACGAATGTCTGTCTTGAATTCATTCCATTCTCTTTCGTGTTCGTCGTTTGGTATACCCACTGCACCTGGATAATCTTTTCTTACCCAATTTCTTTGTGAGTCTTCAAAATGATTTGCAGCAACAGTGTATGGTCTTTCACCAATGATAACTATCTGATCGTTTGTTGTTAAACCTCTTATAAGTTCTCCATCTACAAAGGTTCCAACTTGATCAGTCGTTGATAAACGAATTACACCTTTATCAGTATCTTTTTGTATGATACTAGCAGTCGCTAGAGAAATAGATCCTCGTAATGTTTCTCCACGAACAAACTTAGTAGAGATATCTTCATCAGTCAACAATACATTGCCTTGATATTTAATTCTAATCTTGTTTTCCATCTCAGTAGTAGAACACGGCCAATCGGCATATGAATTCACTATATCTGGATTAATCATGAAGAGGGATTTGTAGAATCAGTTCTTTCGAAAGGGAAAGTACTACTTGGCTCTGTCGGCCGAACATTTGGAATATAATAATATTATTAGGAGTATATTATGTCTTTACCTATTATTTTA